CGGTAGACATCTGCATCTCGTTCCAAGAACCCAAATTCAATCTTTGCTCCGCTTGGGAAGTTCCAGAGCTTTTCTACTTCTTTGTACTTACATCCCGGAAATGCTTTAGGATATAACTCCCTACTCTTATCTATAATCTCTCGAAGCTCAGGCATTGACCTTCGTATGATTAAACCCCTGTGAGCCGCTCTGTGAGCGTACCTAAGAGGATCTATAAGCATAGCGTAGGACTTACCACCCCCTGCTGCTCCACCGTACAGTACGTCCGTCTCAGGAGCTGCTAGGAAGTCTGTCTGTGGGCCTGCGTTCGGCTTGAAGATAACATTGTCTTTAGCTTCGTCTCGGAGAGACTTTGGTACTAAATCTAGTATATCTTCTGTTATTATTTTGTTAGCAGTGTCGCTGTCTAGTTTAGCTAGAGTTTCTTTAGACGCTTTGACTTTAACACGCTCTGAGGCTAATTTAGACTTTAACTTGTCTGTCTTTTTTTGCTTCTCTCTGACTGCTTTTTTAGCAGCCATTTTAGCCTTAGTCTCTGAGTGAAAGCTGTAGCTTCTACTTTTAGATCCTTTAGGTCTGCCAGTTACTTTCTTAGGCGTTCCATCTTTTTTTAGAATGAACTCGCCTTTATCGTCTTTTAAGTAACTATCTGGATTCTTGTCCCAATCGTTCATCTTTGTCTATTATCTTCTTTAAACCAACGTGGCTGATAGGACGGCCTGTAGAATGATAAAGCCAATCTGCTGCATCCCTAAGGGATAAGCTTTTAGTCTTAACAAGAGTCTTTATATGTTCTAACTCTTCTAGTTCTTCGGGTACAGCTTCTAGATACTTAGGGTCTTTAGAGAGTTTAAAGCCATAAGGTATAGTACTACTGGTTCGCTTCATATGTAGCCTTTGCGGGTATGATAAACAACCCTCCGCTTACATTGGCATTAAGATCTAGTTTTTCGTGTTTTCCTAGTCCTGTGCGGTCTAGGATCGTTTGAGCAGCTTGTAGACGGAGATTAGCTTGTGGAATAGGTACATCTGAGTGCATTACTTCCACTAGCTTTAGTGCTGCTTGCGGTGCGGATTGCGCTAATATGTTAGAGGCTAAATCGATTATTTCATATTTGAGAGATTTGACAACTTGCCAATGACCATTATTAGCGTACCCTGCTAGTTCCGCAGCTCTTTTAGGATCACCTCCAGTTTCTACTAGTGCATCTAAAAAGCTTTGTTGTTTAACTGTTAGTTCTTTGTTATTCATGTTAGCTATTATACAGTCTAATTAACAATTTGTCAAGCTATATCTTTACTTGACAAAAGCGAGTTTTAACTGTATAATATCCTTGTAGACCCCCCCGGTCACATATAGATATACAGTAAAAGGAGTATCTCCTTTATAGATTGTGTAAGATTCTTATAGATCTCCCCATTTCTTTTAAGTCTTTAAAGTACCCGCCCAAAGTACTTAACAGGCTTTAGAGTTCCCGCCCTAACTGCTTAACACTCCAAAACCTCCCAAAATGTATATGATTTAGTATATATACTAGGGGGGGTGGGGTGGCCTCCTGCCCCGTCCCCTAAGTCTCTAAAGACTTAGAAGTCTACCAAGCCTCGTGAGCCTCAGCTCCGCTGAGAAGTTTAAGAGATCTATAAAGTCTTAGGAACTTTATAGATCTCTTAAGCTGTAGAGTCTCCTCAGGTCTAGTTTACAACTAGACTTTAAAGATTTTAGAGTCTCTAGAATAAATTCTAGAGTCTAGGAAGTCTTAAAATTCATAAGCTTATGGAGTTAATTGCCCTAACATAAAGTCTCTAAAGACTTTATAATTCTCCCCAGTATTTAGTCTTGTTAGACTAAATTAAACTCCTGTCCAAATCCCGCCAAAAATCCTCATGCACATGCCCTTTCACAACCGCATTATGCTCAGGGAAAGCGCTTGACAACAAAAGCCGATTGCCTCACGCAGTGTTTCACAACCGCATAATGCGCAGGGAAACGACTTGACCTTGTTAGCTAGATGTTCTACTCGCGTTGTTTCACAACCGCATAATGCGCAGGGAAACGAGTTGACCTCCTCGGCCAAATGTTCTACTCGCGTTGTTTCACAACCGCATAATGCGCAGGGAAACGACTTGACCTTTTAGCTCAGAATTGTTAGACGCAGTGTTTCACAACCGCATAATGCGCAAGGAAACGAATTGACCAAAGCTTTCCGGTTCGGTTAGTCAGGCTTGTATGTACGCTCTTTCACAACCGCATAATGCAAGGGAAAGGAGTTGACGGAAAATTGCTGTCATGCCTTTAATGGAATCGTCGTCAAAACGGCGGCATCAAAAATCCATCACAACATAAGGTACATAACATGACTACATATACAAACATTCCTGCCGACCAAACAGCTACTTCAAAGCAAGTCTACGCCGTAGCTAGCAAGTTCACAGCGTTATATATAGACACAAACAAGCTTGACCGCAAGAAGACTTGGAAAATTGTGAGCAGCAGAGTTTACGCTGTTCTTATGAATCACAAGGATGTGATCACTCACAAGGATATTCAGCAGCTTTTTGCTCTCGAATCCATGCCACAGTTTATAACTGATAACATGAAGACGGACGGCCTGACAGACAAGCCCAAGCCTAAGGCGAAAGCAGTTAAGACTAAAGCGGCTCCTAAGGCCGAAGTTAAGCCTTTACACTCTAGGTATGCTGCTAAGATTAACGCCGAGGCAGCTAAAACAGGGACTGCCAAGACAGTTAAAACTAAACCCGCCCCCAAGAAATCAGTTAAGACAGATGATGGCATGGAGGCTAGGATGACCTTCGTTGAGCAAAACGGAGTTATCATGATGGAAAAGATAGAATCCATTGAGTCCGGTCTTGCTGCAATCCTCCTCGCAGTTAAGGGTTAATAATTAAATAGCCCCTTCGGGGGCTTCACTGGAGTTTTAAATATGTTAGATTTTAAAATTAGAAAAGACAGTAAAACTTTGTGGCTTGATAACTCTACAGCTGACACTGAAAGTAAAGTATTGGCTATAAAAATCTTTCAAATTAAAAAGCACTCGATAGTTACAAAGTCTGAAGGTCTAGGGACAGCTCATTGTACCACATTAACTTTTGAACTAAAGACAGGTGAGATACAAGAAGTAAAGTTATTTGAAAATTAAATAATTAAAAGATCTTAATAGACCTTGAACAAAGTGAAAGGTCTATAAAGATCTAAAAGACCGCCGAAGACCGACCGACCCAACCCAACCAAAAGGAAAATACCATGACTAAAGAATTAGATATATTAACTGAAGCTCTTGTAGATGCTGATGCTGCTGCTTTAGAAGCAATTTGTACTCCAATGCATTTAACTGACGGTACTACTAATTATACTGTTAATGACGGTGTCTGTGGGTTTGCTTGGGTTAATATTCGCCCTGCTAGGGGCAAGTTTGTAAAGCTTCTTAAAGACTCTAAGATTGGCAGCACAGATAGTTACTACGGTGGCTATACAGTTTGGAGTAGAGCTAACACTCAATCTCTTACAAGAAATGAGGAGTGGGCTAGGACATTTGCTAAAATATTAACCTTGAATGGTATCAAAGCTACGGCTCATTCACGAATAGACTAAATTAATTTAGCCCCTTCGGGGGCTTTGGAGAATTGCAATGGAATCAACATCTGAAAGACTTGAGCGAGAGCTTAGAATTCAACAGCTACAAGAGTTTTTTGAAATGAAAAGAGAGGGTCTAATCCCTTTTGAAAAAACATTTGAAGAATGGATTGGAGTAACAGTTAAATGATCTTTATAACCTCACGCTTAACATTATTAAAATATTATTTTAAACCTAATTGGAAGTTAACTTATCAGCAAAATTATAGGGCATCTTCGCCTTATAAACTAAAGGAATTTGAAAATACTGTAATGATTACAGTACCTAAGGGTAAAAATAAGCATTCATACTATATTTTTGAGAGGTAATAACATGACTGACATACTACATCATGCAACGGTAAGAGTTGAAAAAATCTACGGAGTTAGAAGAGTTTATCCTGTAAATGAGACTGCTTTTCTTCTTGCTAACTTAGGAGGTGCAAAAACATTATCAGATGAAACTATAGCAATAGCTAAGCAGCTAGGCTTCTTGTTTCATGTAGAAGCACCGAAGATATAATATAATATAATATATATTAAACCTTTATAGTCCTTTAAGGAACTGAAAGGACTATAAAGCTTTATTAAAACGGCGAGGCAGCAACGATGCAACCAACCAAGCAGGAATTCAACGAAACATTATTAAAAATTACTGATATGTTAGATCAAACATTTCCTGATGACACTGATTTGCGACTGATTCAAGTAGCAATGGTGTTTTTATTAATAGAAATAAGTAAAGACATTGGGTTTACTCAAGAGCATTTTGTAGACAGTATAAATAAAACATGGCATCTAACCGATCACTCAGATAATTTACATTAGGAGTAAACTATGAACTCAGTAAGAAAAGAGAATGCATACTTTGATAATAATACTCAAGCAATTCAATGGTATAGCTTTGCTGACAGTCTGAATCGAGCGGAAGTTCAAGTATTATTAAGTGCAAAAGGTCTTGAATACTGGCAGTTTTTATATCTTGTTGGGATACTAAAGGAGAGGACTTATGCAAGGCGTAGTTGAGGCAGTAATTAAATTAGCAGTAATAATAATATTGTTATTAACAGTAGTAATTATATTTGAATATGACCAGAAAATGATGTGCGATAAAACTAAAACATTAACACTAGACGGTGAAGTCTACCACTGTGAGGCTATATATTATGATGACAATAAAGGCTCAAGAAATATACAAGAAATACCAAACATATATAGACAAAGATTTGCCATTGTTGGGCTTCAACAGCTCGACGAAGACAGCTAAAGGTGAGAAGTTAGATTATAAAACAGGTATTTTATACCTAAAACCTGCCTCATCAGTAAGCATTAAAACTCTGTGTTCCCATGCTAAAAAAGCAGGCTGTGAAGATATATGCTTAGAAGATTCAGGCAGACTAGGAATGATCAACGGACAGTTAGCTATGTACCGTAGAACAATCGCTTTTCTTAAAGATCGCAAGGCTTTTGAGCAACAGTTAATTAATGAGATAGAAAAGAATGCTACTGACAAGTATGCAATCAGGCTCAATGGTACATCAGATCTAGATTGGTCACGAGTAATTGAAGCCTTACCTCATATACAATTCTATGATTATTCAAAAAATCTAAAGCGTTGCTTCTTAAATACTTTACCTAACTATCACCTTACTTATTCAGGCAGCTTCAACGGCATCAGAGCTATCAAAGATACTAAGAAAGCATTAGCTCTTCGCTTGAATACAGCCCTAGCTTTTAATACTAAGCAGTGTAAAGGTGAGTTTATGATACCTGAGACAGTGTTAGTTGGAGGGCAGCAACGCCCTATCATTAGCTTTGACGACACTGACCTTAGGTTTTTAGATCCTGATCATGCTATAGGATCTTTAACTAGGAAGGGATCTACTAAAGAACAAAGGGCTAGCGAGTTAGGAAGTCTTAACTTCTTTGCTGACCTTCACTCAATTAAGTTGTTAGAAAATACAATACTGTAAGTAAGTGATTGCAAATTAATATACTTTTCTCTATAGTCTCTATAACCAAGAAGAGGTTCGGATATGCTAACAAAAGAATATAAAAAACAACACGCTTTAAAGATGCTAGATCAAATGGGTTTCTTTGATATAGAAAATCCTGAGCCGGGATTTATCCAAAGTATTACTATTGTTAATTATATTGACGAGGATGGTGATGAAGGCATGGGAGTAAAGGAGGTAACGAATAATGGGCAAACGAATAAACGGTAAACGCTGTGACACCTGCAATGCAGTAATAAAATACAAAGATCAACTGTGTGAATCATGTCTTAATTTATATCAAATGTTAAATAAAAAGTGGAGTAAAGAAAATGAACAAAGACCCAGTACTAATAGACCTTGAGCGTTACTTAACTACTCAGGAAGAAGATTATATTGATCCTGATGAGGCAGCAAGAGATCGTGCTGAATACTTAGCAGACCATGAGGATTAACAATGAGAAATCTAGAAGCAAAAGGTATTGAATTAGAACTACAAGAACGACTAGACAACTTTGATTTTTATGGAGTTATTACTTCTTATGATGAGAACAAGAAAGAGTGGGACGGTTTGTTAGAGTACGCAAGTAAGCTAGGACACTATGGTATAGACATGGTGAATTATAAACTTAATGAAATGACAGGAGCTAATCATGACTAACGATGAAAGAAAAGAAGAAATTGCTAAGCAGATTCGAGAGTATGTAAAGAAAGGAAACTCTATAAAAAGTATAGGCTACGGTGTTAGTGGTCGAGATGAAGTAAGAAACAAAGAACATTACAAAGCTATATTTAACCCCTCGATAATGACAGCAAAGGGTAAAAACTAATGTATTACATTTCGCCTTACGAGAACGATTGCCAAATATCTATGCGTAAAAAACGCTTAAAAGATTTCAAAGGAAAAGAAGGAATGCGTTACCATGTTCGTAAACGTAAAAGTATAGAGATGTTTGACTTCATCCCTGTATACAAAGTAGTAAACAACAAGTTAAAACTCACTAATGAAATGTCTGGCCTGTGGCTATAGGAGAACAACCAATGAACAGCATAGTAAACAATACAGTTCAACTTCACCCTTTATTCACCAACGATTATGGAGATGCAAGCTTTGAGGTAAATAAATTACCTCTATATTATAAGCATGATTTAACTTTTGACGGCACAGAACGTAGCGTAAAAACTAAGAAGTGTGCAATTGTCCGTCCTAATAATGGAAATATATTAGGTTACTGCGGTGAGAACTATCAGTTAGTAGAACATAAAGAAATGATCGACAATCAACGCCAAATTATCGCTCGAAGTGGGCTAGATATAACAGGCATTGAAGAGAAGATTGTCACTGATGCATCAGGTTCTAAATGTTATATAACTCATGTCCTCCCTAAGCATGAGATTACTACCCCTGATGGAGACACAGCTCACCTTAGCTTCTTAGGTGTCAATAGTTATGACGGTACTTTTGCTTTTATACTATCAGTAGGAGCAAGGCAGTCAGCCTGTATGAATGGTCAGGTGTTTACTAATGGTGCTAGTACGGTCTACAAAGCAAGGCATAGCAGAAAGCTAAACATAAAACATGCCGCTGCTGTGGTTGGCAGCTCAGTTAAAATACTTGAAAATGAGCAGCACCTTTGGCATGAGTGGTATCACACTGCTATGGATAACGATAAGGCTACTCGAATTATCAAAGACATAGCAGGTATGGACAAAGATAAAATCTACCATAGCTTACATGAGATGCAACGTAACTCTACGTTTAACTATCTATTCCTTGCTTGGCATAGGTATAGTCGTAAGCTAGGTAAGAACAAGTGGGCTTTCTATAACGCTCTTACTGATTGGTCTACCCACTCCAACGCAGGACGGAAGTCAGCGCAGCCTAACATCGCATCTATCAGAGCAGGCAGGGCAGATAAAGTACAGAAATTCTTAACTAAATTAGCAGCTTAGGAGATATAATTATGTTACAGCCTAAAGAATTCTTTGACAAAGTAGAAGATCAATGGTGTTACTTGTTCAATTTATGGTGCATTGACCCGCCTCTTTTATTTCAAAGCTTTATGTTATTTTATGAGCGTGAATTAATTAAGGAAGCTTCTACTGATCAAGAAAAGATGATGTTTTGGAGGCTCAGAACCCCTACCCAAATCGAAGATGAGTTACCTAAAATGATTGTTAAATTCATTAGCACCGGAGAATACCGTTGAAGTCTCACTTAAACTTTAAACAAGAAATGCTCAACCCCAAGAGAGGTGATAGTTTTATTACTGACTATTACCTTGAAGGGTGGCGAACCTGCACTATAACTTTTGGCAACAAGTGGGCCAAGATAAAGCCTATGTTCGGTGGAGGATCAACAAAGAAAGTAGCTGTAAAGACTTTAAAGAAAATACTATATGACATGTACTGGAACTCTGCATCAGCAGATGCATACCATAAAGCTCTACAATCAGGAGCAAAAAGAAAGCCAAACACTTGGCGAAGAAACTATGAATAATCAGTTGACAGTGTGTTAACTATATTACTGAGAAAGGATTTTAGTATGAAAAAGTTTATTGTTAGTGAGATAGAGCAGGCTGTACATTATTTTACAGTTGAAGCTAACACACCCGAAGAAGCTCACGAAACATTTTTAGATATGTATGAAGACCTGTGGGAATCTCAAGAACATAAGACAAAGCATATTGAAAGTTATGTATATGAGATAAAAGAGGTAGTAGATAATGAAGATTGTTAAGGAACTTAACAGTTGACAGGTTGTTAACCTGTATTTATAATAGTTTTACACAAAGCAATATTACACATGTAAAAACCAGAGGAAAATGTTATGCCAGTATTACAAGGACAAGCTTATTGGGCTTCTGTAAAGACCCCTAACACAAAGTATGAGCCTACTTATTCAGTAAACCTAGTAGTTGATGAAGCTACCGCTGAAGACTTTAAAGGTAGAGGTTTTACAGTTAAACCTATGGCTGAAGGGCCATCAATTGTTATCAAGCGTAAGGTTGATGGGCCACGAGGGATGATCCGAGAGGCTCCTAAACTATATGATCGCTCAAAGAACGAGATGGATTGTCAGGTAGGTAACGGCTCTACTGTTAAAGTTCAGTATAAAGAATGGGAAACAGTGCGTCAGGGTACTACTTACAAAGGCCTAGACTTTATGGCTATGCAAGTACTCGATCTTATAGCTTACTCAGGATCAGCAGGTGATGAGTTTGATGTGGAGGAAAGCTTGGAGGACGAGCTGTGACAGAGAATGCAAGGATCTTTGTAGACCGTGAAGGCAACGAGCATAATATAGATTTATTAGGTGATGACTTACCTGATAAATACGATACCTTACTATCTTGTAAGTTAGAAAAAGATGAGCTAGTTAGGCGAGTAACTATATTAGATGCGGCAGGGTCTAGACTATATGATGATCTTTGTTATACCTTAACAGGGGACTAGTTAATAGCTGTGGTGTTTGGGGGTGTAACAACCCCCTTTTTTATGGAGAATTATATGGCGTTTGTTAAAACAAGATTACCTTGTCCTAAGTGTGGTGGTAAAGATCCAGTAGGTCTAAATGAGGACGGATCAGCTTACTGCTTTAGTTGTGCAGAAAGAATAGCTAACTATGATAGGGCGGTATCCGGTGATGATATATCAGTAGAAGAGTTAGCTCCTGTTACTGATATGAAAACATATAAAAATAATATGGCTACTGAACTTGATGCGCCGCTTACAAATGGTGTATTCATACAGCTCAAAGATAGAGGCATCTCATTAGATACAGTTAAGAAGTATGGTGTGAGAGCTACTGAAGATCTACAAGGCAACACTCTATCCCACTCTTACCCCTACTATACTGTGAATGAGATAGCAGGTTACAAGATAAGAACTGTAGGAGATAAACTATTTAGTTGGATGGGTTCTCCTAAAGATGCAGGGTTATTTGGTCAGCAGTTATTCAGGGATGGCGGCAAGTATATAACTATTACTGAAGGTGAGTGTGATGCTATGGCAGCTTACGAGCTACTAGGGTCGAAGTGGCCTGTAGTTAGTCTAAAGAACGGAGCTGCGGGTGCTGTCAAAGACATCAAAGAATCTATAGAGTTCCTAGAGAAATACGAAAAGATTATTATCTGTTTCGATAATGACAAGGCAGGGCGCGAGGCAGCTGTCAAAGTTGCTAGAGTTATCTCTCCCGGAAAAGCTAAGATTCTTTCGTTCCCTGAGGAGACTAAAGATGCTAACGACATGCTTAAGAAAAAGAGGCATGTAGACTTTGTTAACAGATGGTGGGACGCAAAGACTTATACACCTAGCGGTGTTCTAAACGCAAAGGAATTGTATGATAAGTATCAGAATAGAGAACGCAAAGAGGCTATCCCTTACCCTTGGCAGGGACTTAACAAGAAACTTCTGGGCTTACGTCGAGGAGAACTTGTTACCCTTACAGGTGGCACAGGGCTTGGCAAATCCAGTATCACAAGAGAGCTTGAGCATTGGATTATTAATAACACTGAGGACAATGTAGGTATTGTAGCCCTCGAAGAAGATTACTTAAGAACTCTTGATGGAATCATGTCCATCGAGGCTGACAGTAAACTCTTTATTGACGCAGTGAGAGACGAGTTCAATCCTAATTTAATTAAACAGATGTATGATAAGCTGTTTAATAATGACAGGGTCTGGGTTCATGCTCACTTTGGTGCTACTGACATCGAAGAAATATTTTCTAAGCTACGCTTCATGATTGTAGGCTGTGATTGTAAGTGGGTTATTGTTGACCATTTACATATGTTAGTTGCGGCTTCGGTTGAAGGGGACGAGAGGCGTACTTTAGATAGCATTATGCATAGACTTAGATGTATAGTAGAAGAGACAGGGGCAGGGATGATACTTGTCTCCCATCTTAGGAGAGTTGAAGGTAACAGTGGTCATGAGAACGGAGTTAGTGTCGGTCTTAATCACCTCCGAGGTTCTCAAAGCATCGCTCAGTTATCTGATTGTGTTATTGCTCTTGAGCGTAATCAACAATCGGAGGATTACATTGAGTCTAACACTACTCATATGAGAGTTTTAAAATCTAGATATACTGGTGACGTAGGCATGGCTACTCACTTACTCTACCACAATGATACTGGTCGCCTATCAGAGATAGATTCTGAAGACGAACTAGGGGAAGAAGTACTATGAATAAAAACTTAGTATTCGATGTGGAGACAGATGGGTTAGACCCTACAGAAATATTCTGTATTGTAACCTATGATGTTGACACAGGAATCACACAGACATTTGCACCTTCGGAGCTAGATGAGGCTTACAAGCTGCTACTTAACTGTGACAAACTTATTGGACACAACATAGGTAACTACGACATACCAGTAGTAAAAAAGTTAGCAGGTGTAGACTTAAGTGATAAGAGAATAATAGATACGTTAATACTATCTAGGCTGTTCAACCCTACTCGTGCAGAAAACCACAGTCTTAAGTCATGGGGTTACCGCCTCAACTTCCCTAAGACTGAGTTCGATGAGTTTGATTCTTATACTCCTGAGATGCTTGACTACTGTAAGAACGATGTACTCCTTAACTATAAAGTATATGAAGCTCTCCGCAAAGAATCTCGTGGCTTCTCTATTGATTCTATAAACTTAGAGCATCAAGTATCTAGGTTGCTGAAGGATCAAGAAGACACAGGATTCTTATTCGATCAGCGAGCAGGTATGCTGTTACTGGCTGAGCTTAACGAAAAGGTC